CTTTGTCTCAGGTCGTTTCTCCACCCACACGCGGGTGTTCGTCGAGACATGAATCCTACCAGGGGAAGATCCCGTCAAACTAACAGTACGGGGGGGCGTGCCACCAACCCAGGTGCCACGTGTGGTTAATCCACCACAGTCGTAAGGCTGTGCTTGCAGGAGTTCGGCTTTTGGATGCGGCTGAGCTCTAGCTTGAATGCTCGGGTCACGCCCGGGCCTACCTCTATCTTAAAATTGCGCAGGGGTGGGGCTGACGATTAACAGTTGGCCAGTTTGTGTTTGGGAGCTGTCGCGGTCTTTATTCTTCTTGCACCCCCCTCCCCGAGGGTGGCTTAGCTGGGCAGTAATGCGGGCCCTTCTCCCGCATTAGCCAGTAGAGGCCCCTTGTTCTTTGGCTCGCGTCGCGTTTACTATCACAGTATGGCTGAGGTCATGCTTGGTATCAGTGGCGCAGGCCTTTGGATGGTGGGGGCTCGTCAACAGCGGCCAATACGGCGGCCTGACTTTTATGAACTTCTCATGAGTTCAAAGCCGAGCCTAGTTTGTAGTGAGCAAAAAGTTGAGCGACTCGTCGAGATTCCAACGCATGGGCGTGCCAGCGGCCCGGAAAGATCTGGCCCAACCGGGCACACTCGTCTTGAGGTGTGCCAAAGCCTTGAAATGTGCCTCCGTGCTTCACACACTTCTGAAGCCAACGAAGTCCGCACATGGCTGGTTGATGCGAAAAACCCCGACCTAAGCCCGAGAGCTATTAATGAGCATAAGGCCGCACTGGCCTCTCTCGGGTTTGTTTTGGTCTCAAGTGCCCGTGGGTGTAGGGTAGAAATTGCACCTAGTCATTCGCCACTCATCGACGATGCCGTCAGCGACTTTGTTCGTGATTGCGACTTCAAACTCACCCAAGTCACTGACGATGGACCCTGTTCTCTCCCTGCGGGTCGCGAGCTTGTCCCATCCGCTCCGCCCCTCTCGATCCTGCGAGAGGCCCCGCCCGAGTCCCGGCCCATTCCCCCTTTCCATCCCCTTCCCTTTGCGCCCCTGTTGCCCGAAGCCCGAGGTCTAGGTCCGTGGCCACGCGCCACGTTCGAGGTTCTTCGTGCTGGTGGCTTTTCTGGCCACTTACAGCACAAGGACTACCTAGCTCGGTGGGGCGCGAAACGCGACGCTGGTCGAGCGTCGCAGCAGCACATCCTCATTCATCAACGGCGAGCGGCCCAGCGTCGTGGGCCTATGCCGGATGGGGATAGTTTGGGCTTGAGTCGCCTTTATGAGCCCACTCTGTCTTGGCGTCAGCGCGCCCGGCAGTTGTTTGCTGCAAAGCGCAAGGCCAAAGTCTATGGCCCTGCCTTACCGCCCGCTTGGCACAATCGCTGCCGTGCCGTTTTGGGCGTTGAGCCTCCCGAAGAGCAAGCCCTCTGGGAGCCCAATCATCTTGACCCTGATGACCAACATGTGGCCCTTGATGATTGGATTGTTATTGACGGCTGCGTTCTTAATAGAGCCGTCCTTGAGCGCGTCAAGCGAAATCTGTACAACCCGATGCTGCGCTCAGCCGCTGGATTGGAAACACCGAACACGACCACTGTCGCCGCCCTGCACTACGCCCACGATGCCATCGATTGGGTCATGTCGCAGACCGGCGGCAAGCTTCGGCCTGATGGCGATCCCCGTCTTGCCGGTGAGGCTGTAGCCAAATATGCCTCAGTTGCCATCAACCAGTCTAACATGTCGCGAGCTCTTGCTGCCGCGCAGGTCCAGGTCAATCCCAGCTTTGTCGCCGACGACAAATGGGGGTTGATGCCTAGTACCGCCGCCAAACGCGTTGCTACAGTCAACGCGCGCTTTGGTGAGCGTCGTCCTTTCTGTGACCGGTTTGCGCGCTGGGTGCGCAACCTCTATTTGCCCCCAGACCAACAACTCAGCATGTTCCGCATCCCCACGTCATTCCGTAGCATGGAGCCAATCCAGGCCATGACGTTGCTCGGGGACATGCGGTCAACCGCTTGCAAGCGCGCCGCGCAGGCGCGCGATCCCGGCCTTGGTTTTTGGCGGTTGCGCGACGCTATCGTGCATCACACCGCCCCTGTTCCAAGTCCGGGAAATTTTCCATAGTGCCAGGGCGGGGGCAACTGCCTGCGGTGAGGTACAACGCCCCCTTGCCGCAGCCCTGCCCCGGCGCATGGATTAAAACCCGGCGACCATTGCATCCTAAGGACACCCCAGGCTCCTACATCGTTGGGCCCGTGTTCGAAGGAGTCAGTTTCCACACTGCAGTTTCGGATGGTTTTGAGCAAAGAGCGTCGATTGCGACACGGGTCACTGCCCCTCATGGGGAACCGCAGCAGCCGGCTTGGGATGTAGCTATGCGTGTAGCACAGCGCCTTATCCCACCTGCTGTCGTGCCCCCTGAGAGCTTTGATTCTTGGTTGTCGCATTTCAGCGCTGCTAAGCGCATACCATTCATGGCTGCATATAACCGCATCGCACGCGGTGAGGTTCCATTGAAGGAGTACACCAAGCTCAAGTGTTTTGTTAAGCGGGAGGTTAAGCTCTGGGTGTACCTTGGCTGCGAAGTTGAGGAGGTGAAGCCACGCAATATCATCTCTATCTGCGACGTGGTGAAGGTACTTTTGGGGCCCTATTTCCGCGCTTTTATGAGACACCTTCATGAGCGTGTATTCCCCGCAACGTCTCCATTATTCATGGAGTGCGGCGCGACAGCTGAACAAGTTGGCACCTGGTTTACATCAGGTTTGTCCCAGCCCTTCGGCTCTGGTTCCTTGATGGAGATTGATTACTCCAAGTTCGACATGACCAACGGTGCTGCTGCAATGGCCGTCAAAATCGCAGTCGCCCGTCGCCTCGGATTGAGCGGATTCGCGCTCAAGATTTACAGCCTCCTTGACGCTCCAAGTATTCGCATGACAACGCGCGCCGGAGTCTCAGCTGGTCGCGAACCCATGGTGCTGTCAGGACACCCTGACACAACTTTTGGGAATTCCGTTCTCAATCTCGTGGCGATTTACACGGCGATAGTGCTGTCGTACGCCCGGCAGCACAACATGCGCCTTGTTACAGACAAGGACTGGCATGATGCATGGCCCGTTCTTCCACAGCCGGGTGTGGACTTTCGGGTGATGGTTAGGGGTGACGACATGTTGGGCAATCTGCGCGCACCATTGCGCACTGGTGTCCTCGACGTTCTGACCGAGCTTGGTTACAAACCGAAAGCCAAGTTTGGCCATCCACTCGAGGATGCGCGCTTTTGCTCGAATGCGTTTTATCCGTCCAATATGGGATGGCGCCCTGCGCCCACTTTCAAGTGTCTCTTGAAGATGGGCGTGACGATTTCTGATGTACCGGTCAAGCAGCGAAACGCCCACCGGCGTGGTGTTGCTCTCGGCCTCTTGGCGCAAACGCGCCATGTACCGATCCTTTCGGAGTACATCCAAGCGCAGCTGCGCGCCACTCGTGGCGCCCATGGCAAGTATCTCAAAGAGGCCGTTCGCGAAGCACGCATCAAGTACCTCCCTTGCCCTGAAGTCTTGGCCCAAACCGCCGAATCCTGCGTTCACGTGGCCAAGATGTATCGAGTGCCCCTCTGGGTCATCACGGATGTCGCAGCATCCGCGGCTAACATGACTGAGGTCGCACTTTACAACTCAACAGCAATCGAAATCTTAGTCCATGCTGTTGGTGATGTAGAAGGCTAGTCGTAGCCACACCGCAGCGCGGCCCCTTGGCCGTCGGGTCTTACGCACCCGCGGGCGCGAGTAGGAGCTCCATCTCCCGAAACTGGACCTTGGTCCTCGTGGCCGGGGGTGTGGGGGCGGAAGTCCTACAAATACTCACATCGTGCGC